TTGGGATAGTAGTGAAGTGAATTCTGCGGTCTCTGTGCCGGTAAATGTGGCTGTACCAGAGTGATCTTCGAATGTAGCATCTACACTCCAAACAGAACTTACTGCTTTGAGACCTGGGACAATCGCCTTTCCAAAACTTGCTTGCATTGATTCAAAGTCTGATCCTCTGTATGTTGTGTGCCAAACCACACCGATTTTGGATCGTTGAATTTGTTTAGCAAGAGCGCTTTTTGCTGGTATCGCATAAACAATCGTGTTAGGATGAAAAGTAATATGCGATTCTCCATCAATAGTTTCCGTTTTAATATCTTCTGTCGTATAGAGGAAATCACCTTGAACTACTCCTTCACTAATGCCAAGTTTACTCAACTCAGCCAAGGCGATCTTAAATTTAGAATTAAGCTCACCAGATAAATCATTATCAATTTCATCGTTTGTTTTGTAGATCTTTGGCGTCTTATTGAATACGCCTTTCTTTGCAATAAAGAATTTGCCATCACTTGGATCAATTCCAGCAAAGATTGCCGGAGCTCCATCCCATTTAACTGAAATCGTGACTGGAGCCGATGCATTACCAGCTAACATATCACGTAATGCTCTTAGGTAATTGATGACGTTTCGGGTTCCCTTTACTCCACCATCAATAACTGCATCTTCAAGATGCGTCATGTGCAGGTTTTTGCCTGATGCTTCTTCCAGATATCGTCTAAATTTAATCATATCTTTTTACTTGTCCTTGACAGCTTTGCCTTCGGGAAGATACCAACACGAGCATTCTTTACTACCTGACCTGCTGCTCTAGCATCACCTCGTCGAGCTTGGTATCGAATGAAGAAATAAGCCTCATAATCACCCCTAGGGAAATCACCATTGTTGCCCTTGTGGGTTGATACGATCTTATAAGGTCCAGCACCAGAACCTACCAGAGACATATTGCCTAGGTGGAATTCATCGACGTTACTAATACTGGCAGCACCACCGTATTCGGGGCCGTAAATTGCTTCGAAAACAAGTTGTCGGTCTTTAATCTTACGATAAAAAGAATCACCTGATTTCAGACCATCTGGTCTGGCTGCAGCTACATCTTTCATAAAGCTCTGGACATCTCTATTTGCATTATAGCGCTTAGAAGATAGACCACCATATTGTTGATAATCCTTTGCAGACTTACCAGCCTTATGTGAGATATATGCCTGAGGATCACCTTGGACATTCACCAATGTGAAATCTGATTTTGGTTCTTTACCCTCAAACTTACCAGATGTACTAGCAAGGTGAGCTGCATCAACTGTACGACCATTGATTTGAACTTGTATTGAGGGAAGATTCTCTTTTACAAGTATGGCTGCTAGCTTATCATTAAAATCAGCCCTTGCAAGCTCTTCTGCGCTGGTACCAGATCCTTGACCCTTACCACCAAACGATGGAGTCTTCAGAAAGTCCTTAGGTATGACCAAAGGACCTCGGTTCGTGTTGACTGTCAGATTTGATTTGTTGGCAGGAAACTTACCATCATCGACGGTCATAAAATCAGTAACGTCTTGTAGCTCAGTTACATCAATAATAACCTCTCCGTTATCGACAGTGGCAAAAGGTGAGGCTGTGGCCACTTTCTTAATGAAGTTTTTTGGCCGATTCTCATCTTTCCGAAGATCTGGTATCGTCAATTTTCGATACGGAATTGCAGCCTCAACAAGTTGTGAGAATCTTCTAAAGCGTAGCATTGATTATCCTATTATAGTATAGACCCATATTGAATCTATTTATAATCATTTTATCTTAATTCAACACTGTCGTCAAACACGCTACGTCTTTTTTTACCTCTCATACTGGAACCAATGTCAGTTTTATCAAATACCGGAGTATCATCATTGCGCTTGAATGAGGAAGAACCACCAGAATTATTGCCACCATCTAAATTGATGTTCTGCTGTGCACTTTCTTCAAGATCGTAGATCTTCATTTTGGCACGATCAATACCGACAAGGAATCGTCGATAATATCCAAGGTCACCCCATCGATTCTTCAGCTGTTTGAGCATCACCTGCCCAAGTTCATCTAAATGTTCGGAAGTAACAATGCCGAGGATGCAATCTGCTGTATGAGTAATACCCATTGACTCGGAAGTGTTTGTAAGATCCACGTCTGAATTACCATAGCCATCGCGATTAAACTGAGAAGAAGTGACAATCGCACAATTGAATTCCATTGCAAGTCCACGTATTTCCTCAGCAATTGATTTGACAAGTGTATATGAATTTGCTGCCGCAGCCCCACGAACTCTGGAAGATGCACAAATATTTAGATAATCAACAAATACAACGTCAGGTACGAAGCCTTTTTTCATTCTCAACTCATTCAGTAAGTGCCGCATGTGACCAGCGTGAGCCGATCCGGTGGGGTACTCTTTAATCACAAGTTTGCCAGGAGTCTTGGTCTTGTATCTACCCATTCGTTTCTCATAAACATCTCGTGGGCATTCAGTGAGTTCATCTAGCGTGATGTCCATAATATTGGCATCAATACGCCGACCGATTTCTTCTTCAGCCATTTCCATGGTGACATATAATACATTCTTACCATACATCAAATGATTAGCAGCGAAGTGACATTTCAATAAAGATTTACCACCACCAGTCGTGGCAAGTAATACAGTCATTGATTTGCGAGGCAGACCACCCTTGGTGATCTTGTTCAGAATATCAATATCAAAAGGAATTCTTTCCTCTTTTCTGTGATAATAGTCATAACGATCTTCGAATTGTTCTAAGAAGTCGTGACCGACACTCGAGTCAAAGTTGATTCCGAGCGAATCAGATAAGATTTTTGGTATCGAGCCTTTGTCAGTGTCTTTGTCTTGGCCATCTAAGATTAGAATAGCCTTACGGATTGAGTTATACAAATCTTTGTCTTGGCAGAACTTCTCAGTCTCCGTGATCAAAAATTCTTGACTCGTATCTTTGTCGACTTGTAATTCGTCAACAATGCCCATCACCTGGGAATATGTTTCTTCGTTTAGATCTTTGCGTTTGTCGATGGTGAGTTTGAGAGCCTCCGTTGAAGGAGGCTCTCTGTATTGCTCAACATAATCTACAAACGTTGAAAAGACCTTTTGAAGTGCGTTTTCGTCGAAATATTCTTCCTTAATATAGGGGTATACCTTTCGGTAGTACTCATCATTAAGTATCAAATTCGACAGTATCGTCTTCTCTAGCATCCTTAACCTCATCAGCCATTAGCAGTTTAAATTTACTTTCAATATAATTATTGAACCGAGGATCAGCAACAAGACCTTCAAAGAACTCATCGTCCTGTTCAATGTCTTTAGAGCGTCTCTTAGGTTCGATAATCTCGCCAGTATCCATGTTAACTATATTATACCATCCTTGATTGGCCTTTGTCAAGTGCCCTGATTCAAGTGCGAGTTCAAAAAGGGAAGACCATTTCTGAATACCCGAGTCATATAATACTTTAAATGGAAGTTTTGATTTCTCTTTTACATAACGAGATTTTTCAATGTTGATTGTGAATTTAAAGCCTGCAAGATCAGTACCATCTTTCTCTTGTGCCTTAGAGATAATAAAGATCTGATTGGCTGAATAGTAAATACCAGTACCACCGGATACAATATTCTTAGGGAACAGACCAATCTCCTTGTAGGTATGATTGATTGCGACCAATGGAATATCTTTGCCTGTGACCTTGGGAGTTACAATGCGGAAGAGTGATTTCAATTGTTTAGCACGTGACATGTCAGCAACAGATTTCTCATTCTCGGCATCTTCTACCTCTTTACGAGAAGCCAAGTTACCAACAGAGTCTATCATAATAAAAACTTTATCACCTTTGTCGATTTCATTCAATCGTTTGGTGAGGTCAAACTTGAGCTGTTCGACATCTTCAATCGGTATGTGCAATACACGATCGGTATCGATACCAATGCCTTCAAGATATTCAGGCGTGATACCGTATTCCGAATCATACAGCATTGCAATACTGTCTTTGTACTTCTTCAGATATGCTTTCATACAATAAAGTGACAAGAGAGTCTTGAAACTTTTTGATTCACCAGCAATAACAGTCAGACCAGGGATCAGACCACCATGAAGTGAACCACTGAAAGCAATATTCACGATTGGAAGTTCAGTTTGAATGGGATCTTTCTCACCGAAGAAGGAAGATTTTGACAGGACCGAAGAGCCCTTGACCGAACCGGCCTTTAACATTTTATCAAGCAAACTCATAATTAATCTCCTTTCAAGATCTGATATAGCTTATCAGCAAACGCATCAAGTTTATCATAACGATCCGGCCAATAGATGTAATCTTTTTCTGGATTCGCTTTGAGATTATTGAGTAGCGGTACGACTGCATCATAGATGAGTTGAGCCTTAGCAGCATTAGATTCAGCAGTTGCGGAAGTGGTCTCGGCCACCTGCTTTGCCTCTCTTACTACATCAAGCTCATCAGCATTTACCGCAGTAAAGCCAAAATCAAAATCGAGTATAGTTTCTTGTTTATCCATATGGATCTCCGTAATAGAAGAGTGGGGCAGAGGTGAGGCGCGCTGTACGGACGATGTTCAACCGAGCGCTTTTGAATCTCACATGCCCCAATGACCTTAATTAACTTCTAGCAAGTTCTTTAAAAATTGATAGATCGTCGTCATCGTCATCTTCTACAACACTAGATGCCATTGGAGATTCTGCAACCGGAGTCTCGGGTTCGGCCGAAGCCATGTTACCAAGATCTAAGTCATCAGTCGTGTCTTCCATAGGGGAAGGTGCAACCGGTGCATCTGCAGTAATATCAAGTACCCGATAGAGCTTAGTCTTCAACTCGGTGTAAGACTTGAAGTTCTTAGGATCAATCACCTCGTCAAGCGAGTGTTCTTGTGTCCATACCGCTTCCATCTCTGAATCATCATCAAAGAGTGGAGTCGGCGCATCGAACTCTGACTTATCGTAGTTGGGATATCCTTCAAACTGTCGAATCTTCAGACGGAAGTTTGCACCTTCCCAAAGATCGAATGGGTTTACTGGATCCTCATCTTCAAAGCTAGGATTCATCAAGTCATTCAACTTATCAAAGATCTTTTTACCGAACTGATACATGAATACCTTACCTTCGTTTTCGGGATTTGCAGAATCCTTCACAACGTAGATATTAGAAACATACTTGAGTCGACGTTTCTGCTTTCGAGCCTGCTCTTTGTCGGCATCAATACCAGTGTTCCAGAGCTTAGAGTTAAACTCAGAAACAGGGTCATCATTGCCAAGAGTGGTCAGTGAGTTTTCGATGTACCAAAGGCCGGTAGGTCCTTGGAAGCCATGATCCCAGATACGAACGAATGGCATTTCTTCACCGTTTGGTGCAGGCAAGAAACGAATGATTGCGAAACCATTGCCAGCCTTGTCACGTACGGGTTTCCAGAATTTACCTTCATTAGGATCTGAATAGCTTTTTGTTTGGATTTTGTCAAGCTGTTGATTGAGCTTGTCGAGGGATTTGCTTCGATTTTTCTTAAGTGCAGCGAAGTCTGTAGGTGCCATATTGTGTTTCTCCTTTGTATAGCGTTATATGCGATATATTTCATATCAAATAAAGTGTTCGCGGACAATGTCTTTGAACTTCTTTTCATCAATAGCCAGAAAGGGTTTATACTTTCTAGCAGTTCTTATTATATCACGCGAAACTATTTTGTCAACCAATTTTTTGTCCCAATAATCAAAAATATTTGCGAAATGAACTAATAGAGTAAATGTCTCTATTGAGATCTGTTTCCGCAG